GCTATCTCTCTCATCTGCCCTTCAGTAAACTTAACAATTGAAACATTAACTCCATCTTCAGAGAAGTTTTTCTTAAATACTTTGTTTGCCATCTTTAAGGCTTTATAAAATAACTCTTCATAAAATCCTACCCATACCTCAGTTTCCTTCTTGGTTGAGGCGTTAACAAACTCCATTAGGTCGTGGCTTACTGCTCTATTGCTCATTAGATCCGGGAGTCCTAGGAAATGGACAGGCACTCCTGTTGCTCCTGATATCATTTTAGCGTTAGTTGTTATTTCATTCTCTGCCGATTGGACACCTGTTCCGGATGTTTCTACAAGAGTAAACTTTCCCGGAGTTACCAAAACCTTTCCGATATCCCAGTTGTTATTTCTTAGGATGTCATATATATCCTCTGACTGCTTCTTGTCCATGCATTCAAAGTGAGGTGTCGGTGAGGCAAACAAATGGTTTATTTTCCGCCAGTCAACCAATGCTTTGTCTATTGCCTCGCATTGCCTTAATACCATTGCTACCTTTGGCATTATCTCGTTGACCTTGTGAACTCTCCCGGCAAACTTTTTATATACAAATTCATCTTGCTCAAGTGTTACTTCTTGGCTTCCATCTTTATAGGTTACTTTCTCGTATTCCTGATAGTCATCTTCTTTAGCATGAACCTTATAGTTGGTTGTGGTATAAGAAATAAATCTTACATCTATCCTTTTCTTTTCTATGTTTGGTATTAGCTTGACAAGGCACCTTCCTTCTATCTCGGCTTCTTTGGCTAATTCTTGAGTTAGTTCCCGGTCAAAGTTATTAGCTGTAAGCATGTCTTGGATAAATTCTATTTCTCTTTCTGAGTTCTTTTTTTCTTTTGGTTTGACTTTTACTCCGTTGCCGATTATAAAAGCACTTCTTACATCGATTATATTCCTGACCTGCTGTATTCCCCAATCTGCTGTGCCTTCATATTTCTTGGCAGTTTCTGCTATCGCCAAGCTATAAGTCGGGTAAGGGTTACCTGTTATCGTTGAACTCTCTACCACCTGACAGGATAAGATATCAAGAGTGTGTTGTAACTTTGCTACTTTGGTCTTTAATGTTTTGATTGGTCTAAAAAACTGTGCTAAACTCATATTATCTCCCTTGTAAATTAGGCATCTTCCAGTCTGGAACGAATACTCCTGCCTGATTGCTCTTTTTTATGTATGCTTCTAATGCATAGCGACTATTATGAACTAAAATACGATTTGCGAAGAATTCAGGCTGGTCTTGAATTGTTAGATCCCATACTTCCACTCTTTCTTTGATATCGTAAACGGTTAGCACACGATCTTGAACAGGTTTCAATTTTTTTATATTTGTTATGCTCGAAAGTCCTTCCACAATATTGACATATTGACTTAATGTTATCGATTCCTGATTTTCTTCTCCATGCTGATTTACATTTGTTTGAGCAGAACTTTGAGGATGTTCCACTCCAATAGATGAATCTCTTACCACAAAATTTGCACTTTTTATATTTTTTATCTCTGTTTTTATAAGATAATCTTCCAATCTTTTTATGAAACTCTCTGCCCTCTGGCGTTTTATGCCATTGTGAAGCAAGATATCTAATGGAGTGTAAGAATTCTCTATTTTTTCTTCTTTGATCCTCTGTCCATTTGTGCTTACTAGAATGTTCTTTTGGGGTGCAGCATTCAAGATTTTCGATTCTATTATCTGCCGTGTTACCATTTTTATGATGGATATGTTTATTTCTGGGAATTCTTCCATGATAGTCTTCCCACACTTCTCGATGAAGATATTTACATTTTCGCTTATAATATAATCTGTCTGTCCGCCTTTTTGATTCTGGATATCTCCGATAAATCTTCCCCTTGTATTCAATTGTGTCTTGCGTAATGCCTCCTGTGTTAAGGTTAGTAACTTGTCATCGTATCTCAACGCATCAGCACGAGTAAAGCAAGAAGATTTTAATATTCTATGCTCAGGGGTGCAAATAAGACTTTTTCCGTCCTTAGTTTTAACCTTGACCACCTTAGCATGTTTACCGACTATTCCACTCCATAGAACTTTCTTGAACCCAACTCTTGTTAATACTTCTTCCCCCTTTTCAATTTCACAGATTTTCTTTTCTCCCTTGCTCGTTAAAACAAGAGTATCTCTCTTTAAACAAGCGTCCGGAGCATGATTAGAACTGTCAACCGGGATAGGAAGTATTTCATTCGTTGCTTTATCCTGCTTCCATTTGTAATTCTTAAAATCTCCAATGGTTCCTTTGCACCTAGGGTGTATTATTATCTTCTCAAAGCTCCTTAAGAACTGTATTCCATCTTCTACCGAACCTTTGCCCTTCTTTGAGCCTTCTATATTAAAGCCTCTGTTGTAAAGATAAGATATGGTTTCCGGCCTTGCGTTATCCGCTACGATCTTCCATTTTTTAGATTGTGGCACTGATTCAAAGGCTTGTGGTAATTCATTTATCTCTACCCCTACTGCGTAGAACTCATGGTCTATGTATAGAGTATTTTCTTTCATAAACATTCTTATCAGGCAAGTCGGATCCACCGCATATCCCCAGTCAGCACCGAAAAAGAATTGAGTTCCATATTCAGGTTCAGGAAACTCTTCTATTAAGACTTTGTCTTTGAATATAACCGCTTCGCCATACTTCTTAACCATCCCCAACCAGACATGCTCGTATTTCTCATAGTCAACCCTTTTATCATATTCCATCTCTTTTCTTAAAACTTCCGGGAATAGCGGATTGTCCATATAATTCACATGCTCTATCAAAGTGTCCGGGGGAGAGTTAATAGCAAACCTCTGATGAGTTGCTGATTTCTCTTCATCCGGGTTATAACTTATCACAATCTCGGAATCCTCTTCTCTTATGGTAGGGATTAACACTTTCCAACTTTCCTCGCTTACTGCCTCGGCCTCTTCTACCCAACATATATTAACTCCTTCGGTTGATTTTATCTCTGTTATGTTCCTGTGAAGCCCTTTGAATATAAACTCTGCCCCGGATGAGCTGACTATTGTGTCTTTGGTAATCTGGAAATAATTAGATAATCCAAGGCTTTCAATCTGTTCTGAAAATAATCTATGCACCGAGTCTTTAATTGAGTTCTGTATTTCCCTCGTGCAGAGGATTGTTAATGGTTCTTTCATTGCTCTTACTAATAGATAGCGTGCTACTGCCCAGCTTTTACCAGAGCCTCTTCCGCCCTTTAAAACTTTATATCTGGCCTTGCTAAACAATACTCTCTTACACTTGGGAACTATTGGTATATCAAGATTCATCTTTTTTTAGGTCAACCACTTTTGGTTCGCTTTGGGTTTCGTTTGTTTCCTCTTTGGTTGGTATGTCCACTACATTAAGCGTTACATTTAGGTCTTTGCCGTCCTTGCCTGTCATCTCTAACTTGCTTTGTGATTTGCCCTCTATCCTATCTATGATTTCAATTAAAGACGGGTAGTGTCCATCGCTAAAAGCCTTCTGCAATAACTTCATTGCTACAGGATTGGCCCATTCACCTTTAGGGTCTTTAGCTGATAGTAATTCTTTTAATACAGTCCTTAGACCTTTAGAACCTTTGGGCCTGCCATCAAGGTTTCTTCTTGGATCTTCACCTTTTTTAAATGGTTTTAGGTTATCTTCATTTGGCATTTTTCACACTTTTCTCACAGTTTTTATCCCCAAATTATTAAAGCTGCCGATGCTATCATTCTTATTATTCTTATACTGTGGCATTTCCAAAATGGTTCTTTCTTTGGTATGTATAATATCAGCGAATATAGTGAGTCGCTGAATATCCACATTCCTATTAGTTTTACCCAACAGCATTGCATTTTTCTGCTTTCTCTCCTGTGTTTTTTTCCCAACGGTCAAGGATTACTTGACAATAAATAGGGTCTATTTCCATTCCGTAACATATTCTATTTGTTTTCTCACAAGCGATTAAGGTAGAACCACTTCCAAGAAATAAGTCTAAAACAATATCATTCCATTTTGAGCTGTTTAATATTGCTCTTTCACACAATTCGACTGGCTTCATGGTTGGATGCAGTTTTGAATTAAGAGGTCGGTTGATTTCCCAAACTTCTGTCTGCTTGCGATCTGCCCCAAAAGAAGATTTTCCAAACCACCCATAAAAACAAGGCTCATACATCCTTTGATATTTTGCCGGGCTCAGGACTAACTGTTGTTTTCTCCACACAATAGTTGCCGACCAGTGGCAGCCCATTTCAACCAGCCATAGCCTCATTCTCATCCCTTCTGGGCCAGAAGCTCCCCACATATAAATATCGCCCTTATTAAATTCTTGCATATTTTCATATAGTGCGTGACAAAATATCGACCAGTCGTCTGTGGACATAAAATCATTTTTAATTTGTCTTATTTTGTGTCGTGGTTTTTTTGAACTACCATAATCCACATTATACGGAGGATCTGTGTGTATCATATCAGCCTTCTCGCCCTGCATAAGTTGTTTTATATCCTCTTTTTTTGTGGCATCACCGCATAAAAGCCTATGTTCGCCTAACTGAAACATATCCCCTTGCTTTATATCTGTTTCCCTTGCCTCTGGGACATCGTCATCCTTTGGCTCTGGCTCTATCTGGAAGATTTTATCTAATTCCTCACTATCAAAGCCTACATCCTTTAGCATATCT